AAGAAGAAGAATATTTTATGGAAGGTAAAATTAAAGTTATAACTTCAATGAAAAATCATAATGTTCCAGATATAATTAGAGTTATGAAAGGTGTAAATAATACAATAAATTTAGAAATGAAAACAAAAAAATTAGAAGGAAAAACAAAATATAACATTGAAAATTGGATTAACAAAAATGCTTTAAAAATGATTGAAGAAACATATAATGAAATTTGCAAACCTTGTAATATAAAATTAAATGAAGAATTATATAAAAAAATTGTTATTAGAATGATTAAAATAACTAAACGAGATATTATTAAATTTTTAAAAAATTTTTAATTATACATTAAATACACTAACCATTCCATTTTCTAACCTTGCAGAACGAAGATATTCACAATAATTTCTTAAAATATTAACATCAGAATCTCTCATACCATCAGATGATTTAACATGTAATTCGATTCCACGATTTCCAACACGCCCACCAGTCAGACGAACCGACGAATAGAAAAACCTTCCAACCAGTTCTTGCTGTGTTTTACCCTCAAATGTGAAATCATCGGGCGTAGAACTAAACGATTGACCTTCACCAGAATATGAATCCCTTGTAATAAATGTAACACCTTCAGCATTTTGTAATAGTGAATATAATCTTGCAGTATTATTTACATTTCGGGAAAACTCAAATTTATCATTATATCGTAAATTATATTCATAATCACCAACAACACCAGTTGCAGAAATATGAGGAGCAAATGCTTGAGTATCCATTAATAGTGTATTTTCACCAACATCATTTCGTCCATACATTGTAATAACTTTACTGACTAGACGAGACGCCATACCAACATTTCGAACTAAATCAGATTTTAATTGGTCATTGCTCACGCTAGTAGTTATTGCACGATAATCAACAAAAGAAAAATCTAATGTTTTGTTTTGTTCTGCCCATCTTTGCATTTCATCAGAAGCACCATAATAAACATAATCAGCACAAAATTTTAATTCATTTTGATCAATGTTAAATGCTTGATCAGCAGTTCCAGTAATTTTAACAGCACGATTATCAACGGGAGGATGAAATGTTAATTCTATAGTTACTGGTTCTAAAATCTCAAAAAGCGGAAGCGAATGTACCTTGAGGAAAGGAAAAAGATCAGATAAATCAACAGCATAAGAAGGAGATTCTTCGGGTTTGCTTCCATCCATAACAGCAAACGGCATTTGTTCGTTTTTGCTTGATGTTCCATAACTAATAACACCATCAGCAGAAACCGCTAAACCAACACCATCAACAATTTGACCCGCTCCTCCGCCGTTCTGATAATTAAAATCTAAATTCATATATCTTCCAGTTGTATATAGTTCTCTCTCAACATTATTTTCATTGCTTATTTTAGATGAATGAAAAGCATGTAGTTTATCCCATTCACTAATTTCATTTAATACTTTATTTCCAATTTTTAATACTGCTTTTTTTATAACCTTTCCAACACCAACATTGGGAGGAAATACAGCACGAGTAACAGCAGCGGGTGGTTTTAAACTTAAAAATATTTTACTATGACTATGAAGGAAACCTTTATTTTGTAGTTGGAAACGAGCAAATCCATCAACAGAATCACCATTTCCTTCATTAAAAACAACCGCTTCGAGTAAATCCGTTTCCACAGATTGCAAATAATTTACTGGAACAGAACCAAGACGCATGAAATTCGGTACATCTGCTTTATACTGTTGCATAACTCCAACGGGAGATTTTGCTGGTGGGGGTTCATCACTAAACGGGGGCATTCCATTTGCAGACATTATTAATATATAAAATACTTATATATAAAATAAAAAAAAAAATTTTAAAAAAAAATATAATAGAAAATATTTATTTACTGGATTAACTGAACGCCGTTTTGATTAAATACTAGAACTGCTCTTGCTTTAATATATATGAAAACAGATTGAGGGGAATCATCGGTTAAATCAGTTTCTAACGATAAACCCCATTGTTCATTGCTGAAATCTTGTCCCGTGTTAAACTGACTATATTTTTGACCAATTCCAAATAAAGCACCACCATCACGAACATTAGAATATTTATTTAATCCAGTTGCTGTTAAATTATAAGAACGATTATTATTTTGAGTAGAAACAGAAGATCTATCAGTTAAATATTCGGGGATTACTGAATCAATAAAAGATTTTAATACTTGAGGATCAACAGTTGCAGTATTTGCATCTTTATCAATATTCGTTACAATATCATATTCACAAGGATATTTAACACCACCGCGTAACCACTGAACCCGTTTAAAATGTGCAAGGTCTCCATTTTCTTTAGAAGGATAAGTTGTCGCCATTCCATTTGCTGTTAATGTATTAATATGAGACGACGGGCAGAAATTTAAAAATACACTTTGGACTTGTTTTAGACCTAAAGCAAATTGTAATTGAGCATTGGTAGAATTAATAGATGTATATAATGAAGTAATTGTATTAAATTCCATTTGTCCCGAAGTTTGTTTAGACATTTGAGCAACTTGATCAGAAGGAATATCAGCAATTTCACATGTCAATTCTAGATCAGTCAAACGATAATGAGCATTAGCAATATTAGTGGTTACTCCATCGGGATTAAATAAACAATTGGAATCTGGACTTAAATGTATTTCGATCTGAATTCCACCAAAAGCATTTTCCATTAAATTAATTGGGTTATTAGACATAAGGAAACCACAAGGAAGATGAGCAGAGAACGATTTTTTAACTTGGTCAGCAGTTACAGTATCTTGATTTGCAACAACGCTTTTAAAAAATACATCGGGGTCGGGCATAATTAAACAAGTTTCATCTAAATGACCAATTAAATCTTGTTTAGATGATCCAAGTCCCAAGTATGAACTTAAATATCTTGGGTAATGTCTGATATGTTCGCAAATTTGTTTTGATTTATTATGACGAATAACTAACTGATCCATAATATTGTAAATACCTAAACGATTATCCATTGTTACACGATCATTTCCAGTATCTTCCACATAAACGGGAGTTGGTGGTGAATTATTATCTTTAAAAACTTGTAGATTTCCAGCAACTCGAATAGATTTTGGATCTAGAACTCCATTTTGTGCTTGTACAGTAAATGAAAGGATTGGAAAACCATTTTTAAAACTAATTTTTCCATCACTTGGTATATTGTCGGGGCGGATGCTTACATAACGGGAAGAACTCATATTTATATATATTAAATATATATATAAAATAAAAAATTAAAAAATAAATAAAATAAAATAAAATTATAATTTGTTATATTTCCACATCAACAGCACCAGAACCTCGCATAACGAGTTTTCTTATATGAAATACAAAACTATTAATCATCTTCGGTTTGCTTGGAGGAGTTGCTTCTTCATATTTTAGTATAGCAGATAAATCTTTTCCTCTCATATCCATAGCACCCGAACCAATTGCAAAACCCCTAGATAAAATCCAATTGTCAAGGAATTTAACAAAAGAACGGGGAACAATTCCAGCATTGGAAAGTCCTTTCTCCATCTCAAATATATGAAAAGCATCAATAGAATTTCTAGTAGCACATTTTTTAGTAGAAATTGGTCGAGACGGAACAAGTTTTCCATTTATCATATACTGAACCGACGATAAGAAATCACATACTCCAGTATAACCCGAACGATTACTATTTAAATTAATATCTGATTCATTTTCAGCAATGCTGTAAGTTCCATTTGATGAAATAAGTTCAGCAGAAGTATAAATTTTAGAATCACAAGGTTGGACAATTAAAGATTTAGCACGACTATTTTGAGCATGAATTAAAAAGGTCGTTTGTCTATCACTAGCAAGTAAAGAATTTTTATAATTAGTTACTGTATGAATATCAAATTCCACTGCTTTTCCTTCTCTAATTTTAGCAACCATTCCCGCCTCAAATTTAGGATCAAGTTTAACTTGATGAACCACTAAATTAAAATCACTTACTTCGTATGTAGCATCATAAGTAGAAGCATCTTCCACCGACGCCGAATAAAATCTAAAATTTTCTGCTGTTACTGAAGCACCATTTGCATTAGTTACAGAATTTGTAGTGATTTTTAATTTTGATGTAGCAGCATCTAATTCTATTGCTGTTATGATTGCTGGTCCTCCAGTAAAACCAACTTTATCACCCTCAACATCACCCGTTGCATCAATCCAACCAATAGATTCACCAATGACAAATGGACAAGCATTAACAGCATTGTTTCCTTCTAAATTGTTTGATGTAGAAACAAAAAATTCAGTAGCAGCATCACCATCTGCCCAATCTTGGACACCACCCGAACCATCAGCAACACCAATGAAAACGGGGTTTAATTGTAGTTTTCTATTCTTGGTCGCTGTGTCTAATTGTTTAATAACACGAGAAGCGGGTTGTAAATCAAATTCCATGTATAAACCATTTGACATCATAACGGGGAATATCTTTCCAGAAAAAACACCAGTATGTAAAGGAACACAACATTTAACAGTGGTAAAATCTTCATCTGTTAAAGTAGAAGATTTTCCAGCACCAACTTTAAAATAAGGGTTGGTGAATGTATCAGTATATTCAGATTTTAGATTTCCAAGCGTTCCAGAATTTGGAACAGAATGAGAAGTTCCGCCTTCTTCTAAAGAACGAATATTTCTAGCAGAATCATCAGTATCATAATCATATTTCATTGCAACAAGATTGCAATATTCATTTAATTCTTCTATAAGGTTTCCACGTGTGCCGTCAAAAATACGAATATTGGAAAATAAAATTCCAGCAGAAGCATGATCTAATTGCAAAAGCGTTGGATTTGCTCCGGCGGGTAATTTTAGTTTTACATTGAATTGTAAAAAGGATTTTTTACCATCCATAAATTTAACAGACGGAGGAACGAAAAGTGATATTTTTCCGTTTCCACTGTATGATAATCCATTTTCCGAAGGGATTTCCACTTTTGTTTCTCCAATTTGTACAACATTATCAGCAGACCAATATGAACTCATTAATATATAAATTAAATATATTTTAATTTAAGTTAAAATATAATAAAAAAAATAAAAAAAAATAAAAAAAAATATTCTTAAAAAAACCAACCATTTGACGCAACAATAATATTATCTTGATTTTCTTCTTTGGGTTCATCGATTGCTTTTTTTATAAAAATATCTTTTCTTATAATTGACACATCACGCTTAATATCTTTAACATCGTTTTTAAGATTTTTTAAATCGTTTAAAATTAAATCTAACAATTCATTATTTTTTAACTTAATAGACATGATATATAATATTTAATATATTTAAAATATAAAATGAAAAAAAATATATAATTATTTATCATTGATTACTGAACCTTTGCAACAGCAATTGGTGCTTGTGCTTTAACTGGTTGCGCTTCTATTTGTGCTTGTTGTGCTTTTTCTTGTGCTTGTTCTTTTTGTTTTGCTTCATCTTTTGCTTTGCTTCCTTCGACTGCTTCACCTATTGCATCTAATCCACCACCTAATAAATCAAAAAATGATCCAACAACAGCAAGGGGCGCTAATACTGGAACAGCACCAGCAATATCTAATATAGAACCTCCAATTTGAGTTACATTTGCTGCTTTTTCCCAACCATTATCTCCAGCAATTTTTCCCGCTTTTATATCTTGGAATATATCTAATCCACCAGTTACAGCAGCACCAGCAACTCCCGCCGTTTTTCCTAATTTATCAATTGTGTCATCGGTTAATCCCGTTGCTGTTTTAATACCGTTTCTAAATGATGAACCTTCACCCGCAGCGTCATCTGCTCCCGCCGTTATACTATGACTATCATCTGCCGTTGGTGCTGGATTGCTGTTTCCTTGTGCTGGTGATCCTTCGGGTGTTGGTTGTGCTGGTGCTGATGGTGTTGAGTTTTCGGGCGGTTGTATTGTTGGTTCGGCGTTTGGTTCTGCTCCAACCCTTACATCATTACCATCGTTTGGACTTTCTTGTAATTGTTTTCTTAATTGTACTGTTTTTGATGGTTGTCCCCTTTTTGCTGACCATCGTTGCAAATCTTTTAAACTATCTTTAAAACCACTTGCACCCATTAAATCTTTTGCTGCTCCAACGCCTTCTTGTAATGTTTCACTTTCATTCATTTGAGATAAATTATTTGTTAAATTTGTTTTTAATGTATTAATATTATTTGCTATATCTGAATTGTGTGCTTGGACAGCAGCATTCATTTGTTCGTTTTCCCTTCTTCTAGTTGTTCCAGAAGCAATATCATTGCTGTCTTGTATCATAAAATCCATAATGTATATATATAAATATTATATTAAAATAATTATATTAAAATAATTAAATAAATTTTGCTTTGTTTAATATATTCTTTCAGAAAAATTTTTAAATACTTGTACTGGATTTTCAGATAATTTCATATACATCATTTGATATTTTTCACTATGGACTTTATTGTATAGTTCCATAAAATTATCATCTCCACCAACCAACGAAGAATATTCTTCCATTATTTTTTCTAGTTCCTTTTGGTTTTGCTGACGAGCAATAATAACATCTTGGGCGTTGTTTCGAATCATTCCACTAACCGCCCTAAATGTTTGAGTTGCTATAACATAAAAATCAATGTAATGACGAAAACGAGTTGAGAAAAAACTAACAGCATTATTTTTACTAAAATCTTTTGTTAAAACATCATCTAATACCAATGCATAAGTTGGTCTTTCATGTTTTTCTTCATATTTAGATTGTTCCATTTTTATTTCTTCTATAATTCCATCTTCATAATGATCCATACAATCAAAATGTTTGGATAATATTTTTCCCTTTGTATCTGATCCCAATGTTGTGCTTATTATTTTTACTACATCAAATCGGTCTTTATAAAAATCTTTATTACAAAAAAAATTCACCAATAAATTTGATTTACCACTTCTAACGCTTCCAATGATTAAACACAATGAAGGCATTTGTGGAAGGTTTTCATGTATTCCATCAAATTTATCAGTTTCTACAACATCCTTTACTTTTAAAATTTTTGTAACTTTTTTTTTGCTTTGCTTATCTTTGCTTTGCTTATCCATATTGTATTATATATTAATATATTATATTTTTTTTATTTAATTTAATCTATCATAAGCAACTTTAAAAATATCTTCATCTTTTTGTATAATATATGGTTCGGTCAATATCAATACAATTTTTTTTATCTTTTACAAATGTTACTATATAACTTAAACCATACCAATCCCACACTTTTAACATTTCTACATTGTATAAACCATAACCCGCTTTGTTCATATCTTCCACCCTTTTACATGTAAAATTATTCTGTCCGATTAAATAACTTATAATTCTTGGATTTAATTCTATACTTTTTTTTAATACTTTATTTAAAATACTATATGGTGGATTGCTACAAATTATATCAACTTTTTCATTAAAATTAAAAAAATCTTTACCATCTAATATTTCCGACCATTTTTTATTTTGTGTTGGAAAATTATTAAAATAATTACCACTATTTTTAAATGGATCATACCATATATCATTTTCTAAATATTCTATTTTTTTAATATGTTTTAAAGCAAGTTCTATCGGTGTAATAAATACATCATTTGATTTAGTTCTTGTTTTAATTGCTCTACTTATTTTTTCAGACATTATATAAATATATTATATTATAAATTATGAAACAATACACATTAAATTATTATATGAATCAGTTATTCGAATAAAATCAACTGCTTTTCCTCCTTTGTCGGGGTGATGAGTTAAACATAATTTTCTATATGATTTTTTA